AAACTTGTCACTGTTACCCCCCCCCCCCCCCCCCCCGAATTAGCCGACCCTGACGAAATCGCCAACTGGCTGGCCAATTCCGCCCCGCTGCTGGCTCGACTCCTTTACTCGCCCAAGGCAGGGAACCCCCCCGAATAATTCCGTTTGAATTTAGCCCAGGGTTTCCCTGCGCTTGCGTCGGCTCAGCTGCGCTAAAAAATTTTATTGGCGCGCTATTGCATGTTGAATATTGGCCCGCTATTATTCCTCCCACGCCGCCGAACAAACCAACCACGCGGCACATGGAGGACAAAATGCACTACGGACTCGAAGGCCTAGTCGACGAAAACACCTATTTCCAAGATCTTCCGAAAGCACGTCAGGCGGACAGCGTCCGCGATTTTTACGACGACTCGGACAATCGTCGAGAGATGTGGGCCGAGCTTGAAAGCCCGACCAAATCGAACATTCAGGCGGTCGCCACGCGCAACCGTTTGGACGCTCTCCTCGAAGTGGCGCTGCGGGCCAGCCTTGCCGGCACCGACAGCGACCGCGATGACGCTTACCGCCGCTTGGGCGACCAGCTGACGGCGTGGGCTTACAACTACGCCGAGCGGCGCCTCGACGCCTACATCGAAGACAACCTCGAAGACCTGATGCTCGACGAGAGCGACCTGCGCGCCAACGCGCTGGGGGTGTGACATGCGCCGCACCCGCCTCAACACCACCGCGCCCTTCGGGGCGTGTTTGATGGCCAAGCCGCGCAAGCGGCCCATGGCCCGCTATCGGCGCGACGACGCTCCGTTTGCGGCAGTCGTCGAGCTGGCCATAAGCGCCCTTGCTTACGGCGGCCTGATTTCTTTTGGCCTCCTCATGTGGGACCAACGCAACCTTTTTCTCGGCTAACAACGCGCAGCCCACAGGGCTGCCAAGGAGACGACCATGGAACTTTCAAACGCTAACGCCCCGCTCTTCGCCGCCCTCGCCGCCGCACAGGCCGAGGTCGAAAACGCCATCAAAGGCAACGTGAACCCGCACTTCAAGTCGCGCTATGCCGATTTGGCGGAGGTGCTTAACACCGTCCGCCCGGTGTTCGCTCGCCACGGCCTGAGCATCTTGCAGTCGACCGCCTTCGACGGCGTCAACGTCAGCGTGACCACCACGCTGGCTCACGCCGAGGGTGGCTGGGTCAGCAGCTGCGCCAGCTGCGTGCCGGCGCGTGTCGACGCCCAAGGCATTGGCGCGGCCACCACCTACCTGCGCCGCTACGCGCTGGCCGCCATGGCCGGCGTGGCGCAGGAAGACGACGACGGCAACGCGGCCTCCCACCAGCAGCGGCCCGCCGAGTCCAAGCGCGAAGACGGCCTGCTTCCGGCCACGATTGAAGTGGCCCAGCGGCAGCTCGACCGCGCCTCAACCCTTGAGGAGCTGGGCAACACCTGGGCGACTCTGCCCGCCCCTATTCGTAAAGCGTTGGGTGCCCACAAGGACAAATGCAAAGCCAAGCTGCAGGAGGCCGCCCGTGAGGCTGCTTAACGTCGAGCAGGGCACCTACGAGTGGAGGCGCGCCCGTCGGGGCGTGCCGACCGCCAGCCGCGCGGCCGACGTGGTCGCGCGCCTGAAGCCCTTGAAGGGCGAAGAGGTCGGCAGGCCGGCGCAGGTCCGCAAGGACTACGCGCTGCAGCTGGCCTTCGAGCGAGTCACTCGCATGGAGTGGCCCGTGTACGTCAATCAGGCAATGCAGCGCGGCACCGACCTTGAGCCCTTGGCCCGCGACGAGTACGAGGCGCGCAGCGGGACCATGGTCGAGCAGGTCGGCATTGCCCTGCACGACGAGCTCGACGTCGGCGCAAGCCCGGACGGGCTCGTCGGTAACGACGGGTGTGTCGAAATCAAGTGCCCCTACGAAATGGGCCGCGTGGCCCGCGTGTGGGCCACCGGCGACGTCAGCGACTACGAGGCGCAAGTCCAGTGGCAGCTGTGGGTGCTGGGCCGCAGCTGGTGCGACGTCGTGGTTTACGACCCACGTCTTGAGGACGTGGCCATGCACCTGTTCGTGAAGCGCGTCCACGCAGACCCCGAAACCTTCGCGCTGTTCGAGCGCGAGGTGCCCCAATTTTTGGACGAGGTCGCGGCCCTTGAGGCCCAATTAACCGCAGAAAAGGAGAGACAGTTGTGAGTGACCTGAACCTAGTGGCCCTGACGGGCCGAATCGGGAAAGACCCCGAGGTGCGTTACACCAACGGGGGAACCGCCGTCGCAAATACCCGCATGGCGGTCAGCCGGCGGCGTAAGGGCAAGGATGGCGAGCGCCAGGACGACACGACGTGGGTCACGCTTGTCTTCTGGGACAAGCTGGCAGAACTCGTTCAGAGCTACGTCGCCAAAGGCTCTCAGATTGCCGTGCGCGGCGAGCTTCAGGTGCGCCAATGGGACGACAAGCAGGGCCAGAAGCGCGAGTCCACCGAAGTGCGGGTTCACGACCTGACCCTGCTCGGCGGTCGCGGGACGAGCTCACAGGCAACCGTTAAAGAAGGCGGCATGGCCCCGGCCATGGACGACTTCCAAGACGACGACATTCCGTTCTGACCATGCGCTGGACAAACGTCACCGAAAGACTGCCAGACGACGACACTGCGGTGCTCGTCGTCTCGAATGGGGAAGCGTGGGTGGGCTTCCTCGAGGACGGCGAGTGGCGCGACCTCGACGCCATGCCGCTCACCAACGTCACGCACTGGGGAGACTTCCCCGAGGCGCCGGCCGGGACGGTGCTGCGCATTGAGGACTCGTCATGCCCGACAGCTTGAAAACTTACAAGGAGGCTGCGTGAGCAAGAAAAGTTTGCACGAATCTCACGCTGATGCGGCGCGGCTGCTTTACCGAACTCGCGCCATTCTCATGCACATGTTTTTAGAAACAAGTGTTTGTTTTGGGAAAAACAGCAAAGAACACCGACTGGCTGCTTCGGCGCTCGAGAAGGTTGACGGATTGCGATCTGTTTTGGATTCGGCATATCACTTAGTAACCAGCGAAGAACAGTTCAAGCATGCAGGCCATGTCTACTACAAAGATTGGTCGCCTGCAGCGCTAAGTCAGGTGCGTAAATGACCTTGCCGGCCCTCAACGGCCTGAAGCCTGCCGCCGAGCTGGCCAAGGGTTGCGGCACGCGCCTGCAGTACCTTGCCGGCTGTCACTGCTACTTCTGCAGGACGGCCAACTCGGCGTATGAGCGCGAGCGCTTAGCCGCCCGGAAGCGTGGGGAATGGAACGGCCTAGTCGACGCCAGCGCCGCGCGTGAGCACCTGCTTAAGCTGCGCAAGCAGGGTGTTGGGCGTCGGGCGGTGCGGTTAGCGACCGACCTGAACCTGTCGGTGATCATCAAGATTTATCAGGGGACGCGAACCAAGATTCGCGCCAGCACTGAGAAGAAAATCCTGGCGGTGACGCCGGCGTCGCGGCTCGATGGAGCGCACGTTTCCGCAAAGAAAACGTGGCGCCGGCTTGACCAGCTGCTGGACGAAGGCTTTACCAAAGAGCGGCTGGCCCGCGAATTAGGTTTCAAGTCGCCCAAAATTGCTATCGGCAAAAACAAATGCACGGTCGAAATGGCCGGGCGGGTGGAGAGGTTATGGAACAGCTACATGCGCTGATGCTCCGCTGCCGGCAGGAATACATGGGCGCGGACTACCTGCCCAGCCAAGTGCGCGACGACATAGCCAGCCTGATGCTGGCCCTGCAGGAGTCGCAAGTGGCCTTGCAGGACTCGCAGGAGCGCGTGAACCGCGCCATCGACGTCGCCGACGCACTGCGCCGCGCGATTGCCGAGGCCAAGCAACAAATGAATGAGGACTGGTGATGAACAGGGACACATGCGGAACATGCTTTGCGCCCTCTGATCTATGTAAATGCACGGTGCTGGTGGCGCTGACCGAGGCCCACAAAGAATTGGATGCCGCGCTGGAGTACGAGCGCATCGGTCGCATTTTGGGGACGTATGGCGGGCGGTGGGTTTTTATCCCGGACAATAGAGCGGCGGCGCCGCCGGACGGGACGGCGGTGTATGTGCGGAGGCGCCAAGCATGAACGCCCAGCGCGTAGTTCAGGACGCCCACTACATGCTGAACAAGACCTACGACCGCATAGGCTTGGCTCGGGAATCCCCGTTAGCCCGCTGGGTCATTGAATGGGTTCTGTCGGCAAAACCGGAACACCGGTCAAGCAAGCGACTGGCCCTATCGTCACCGTTCTACAAGGAGGGGACGCGGCAAATGATCGTGCGACTTGCCCAGGACGGCTGGCTGGTGCGAAAACAGTCAGCCGAGGACGGGCGGAAAATGGAAGTCTGGCCCAGCAGCAAGCTGTTGGAAATTCTGGAGGGCGCGGCCCATGACTGAATTATTGACCGCACAGGAAGTGGCGGCGCGCTGGAAGTGCGCCCCCAGAATGGTTCACCGGCTCGTCGACGCTGGCCGACTGACGGCCATTCTGCTGGGCACCGGCGCCCGCAGCCGGCGGTTCGACCCGGCGGAAATTGCGCGCTATATCAACGACGCAGGGAGAGAGGCATGCCAATCACGAAACGCGGCACAAAGTGGCGGCTTCGTATCCAAGCGCACGGACGCCGTGTTAGCGGAACTTTTAGCACCAAAGCGCTCGCCCTCGAAGCGGAGCGAAAAATCCTTGAGGACATCGAGCGCGAACGCGCGGGGCTCCGGCCAAATCGTACGCTTGCCGACGCCCTTGCGGAGTACCTGACGACCGAAGCCAAGGGGCTTAAGGCCCAGTCGAGCCTGCTGAGTAAGGCCAGGCTCATTCGCGACCACCTGAACCGTCCGATCGACCGCATTGCCGACGCGGCCGCCGACATTATTCGGGCCGGCGAAGGCCTCACGCCTGCCACCATAAACCGCCGGCTGGCGCTGCTTCGCCGCTTGGGCAACCTCTGCCACCAGTGGGGCTGGTCGGACAGCAAGCTGGGCTCAAGGGTTCGACTGCTGCGCGAACAGCAGGAGCGGCACGTCTACCTAAGCCTTGAGGACGTCGCGCAGCTGGTCGAGGCGTTGCAAACGGAAGGCGCAAAGGACGCGGTGTGGCTGGCCGCCTGTACCGGCCTGCGCAAGTCCGAGCTGTTCGCTTTGACGAAGAAGAACTGGCGCGACGGCGCCCTGTGGCTGCCGACCTCGAAGTCGGGCCGGCCACGGCTGGTCCCGGTTCCCGAGGACGCGGCCCACATTTGCGAGCGGCTCCCGCTGCGGACGAACGAACACCTTCTACGCCACGACTTCGTGCGCGCCCGCGAGCTCTGCGGCATGCCTCACATTCGTTTTCACGACCTCCGACACACCTACGCCAGCTGGGCGGTGGCCGCCGGCGTCGACATTCGCGTGCTCAAGGAGCTCATGGGCCACTCGACTATGCAAATGACCAGTCGCTACGCGCACCTGCAAGACTCTGCCCTGGTCGCGGCCACCCAGAATATGGTGGCCCACAGGTGGCCCAAGAAAAAAGAGGGTTAACCGCCGCCGCCCTCTAACTCGTTGTTTTAGTTGGTGCCCGGGACCGGAATCGAACCGGTACAACCAAAGGTCGAGGGATTTTAAGTTCGATTCAGCCGATGCGCCCTAATGAAAACAACGACTTATGGTGCATTTAGAGGCCCTTTTTCCTGCTTTTGCCAGTTCGGTGGCCCCAAAATGGCCCAAGAAATTTGGCACGATCGTGCTAATTCCAAGCCTTATTCAGCGCCGTATCTATCGAGCATCGATTGTTGATGCGCTGTAAGCGGTCGACCCAGTCTTAAATTTTTCTTGGCGTCTTTTAAAACTCTTTGTCGCGCTTTTTCTGCGTGAATTTTGTCCTGCTCTTGCCGACGAAGAAAACTTTCGGTGGGCCCTATCTCACGCATTTGTAACGCTCGCGAAAACATTGCATCAGCGTCATCTGGGCCATAGATATTAGTCACAAATTGATTTTGAAACGGCCCCTTCCCGTGGTTGCTGATTCTTAATTGATCCGTAAAAAACCTTTCCGTTTGCGGATCGAACACAGAAACGTATGACGATGGCCCAGCCGCACTTCCGCTATGTTCAGCTTGAGAAACAAATCCCGCCTGTCTGAATCGCTCAGCTAATTGCTCGGCATGTGATCGGATTTGCTCTCTGATTTCTGAGAGCGGCAATCCAGTAAATTCCCATTCTTTGGCCATTGGCTTCAGCGCTTGCCCAAGTTTTTCAGTAACACTAGCCGCCGGCACAAACGGCAGCAAGCCTGCCGCGCTCAAAGCGTAATTTCCCGGCGTCCTGCTAGCCGGGTCTGTCGCATACATGGCCGCATCACCCATAAGGCCAGCAGCGTCGCCAATGCCGGGCAGGAAGCTCGCCGCGCCCGTGTAGTCTTGAAATGACGAGGGGGCTTGTCTGGGCGGTTCGTAAGGCAATATGCCTCCCGGCGCGCCAACCGCCCCAGTCGGCGCCCCATCCGCCATGGCTTGATATTGCGCCGCGCGATTCGTGGCATCCCAATCAAACGACGGGGTTGATGGCCGCGACAGCAGCTGTGCCAATTTTTGAGGATAGTCCATCAAACAGCTCCTAGTTTTCAGCACCTCTGACGGTGCGCAGGTCAGGCGGAATTCCGGCGCAATTCACGCATTCAACCGAGCCGTCGGCGTACAGCCGCCACAGCCCGCTGCCGCAGTCGCAGGCATAAAGCTCGACATATCCCTCCGGCGGCTCTTTGGCTTTACGTCGCGCATCGAGGTCGACCACGTCATTCATGCTGCCCTCACTGCGTCCAGAAACGCGATGCCGTCTTCGGGGTGTTCAAAGTTGTAGTGGCGACTGGTCGCCGGCAGGAACACGGTCATGATCGACGCGCCGTTTTGCTGGGGCATGAACCCCAATCGCTCGGCGTAGTCGTCGAGGTACTTGTAGCCTCTGGCCCGCACCAGCGAATAGGTGAACCCGCGCTGGCTGCTCTCTTCCTTGTGGATGGCCCAATTGTGGAGGTGACCGCAAACGTACAGGTCGGCCTCCTCGCGCATTGAGGCCGCCTTCTGCGGGCCGTGCAGGCTGTTCCACTGCGAGTGTCCGGGGAAGTTGTGCGCTGCCCACAGCTTGAACTCGGCACCACCAGGGCAGGCCAGCACGAACTGCGCGCCCCAGTCTTCCATAACGATTTTGCGGCCGCCCATTTCGCGCAGCCATTCGGTGCTGGTCATGCCGGCCCATGCGTCGTGGTTGCCGAACAGCCACACCAGCCAGCGAATGCCGGAGTTTTTGCAGAACCAGCGGGCCAGCTTGTGCGATGTGGCGACGCTCTGGTCGCTCTGCGCGTACAGGCTCATGAGGCGCGAGCCGTTGGGCCAGTTATCGAGGGTGTCGCCAATGTTGACCGAGTAAACGCGCGGGTGGCGCGCGAGCTGCGCGTGCGCTTTCAACAACGGCCAGTTGGTGCCGTTGTTGTCGAGGTGCGGATCGCCCCACCACAGCACTGCGAACGGCTGGTCGTCGGGCATTTCAATGCGAAACCATTTCTTGCTGGCCTTGTGCTCGGCCCGCTTCTCGTAGCGCCGGCACATCAGGTCGATGATTTCGGACTCGGCAATGTCGTCGTCGGGAAAGTCCGGCAGCTTGGGCTCCGGGGTTTCCGCCTGCTCCAGTCGCATGATGCGCTTGCTCGACTCGGCCACCCGCAGCTTCTGGCGGTTGAACTGCAGGTGCAGCCCGTCGCCATATCTGTGCTGGGCGCTTTGGATGCGATGCTCGATAGCCTTCACGTTCATGCCCAGCGCCCCGGCGGCGTGGCGCACAGCAGAAGGCCTACCGTTCACGACGTAACCCTTCTTCACTGCTTCGTCGACGGCCTGTACGGCCTTGAAGCATTCTTCTCTGCTCAGTGCTGGCGTTGGCATTGCAGCCTCCGTCGTTAGAAATTCACTTCTTGAGCTTCTCGAATGTGCGCAAACCACCGAGGCCAAGCATGCCCAGCAGAATGGGCATCATTTCCGACATGTCGGCTGGGCCAATGTTGAGCGGGTGGCCGGCTATGTCACATAACAGGCGAGCCACCGGCAGGCCGATGAAGTTCCACGCGAAGGCGGCGCCGCAGACCCAGCCAATGAACGGGCGCCAACGGGCCTGAAACGGATCGTCGCTGCCGGCGTCCTTAGCCAGAATTTCTGCCTGCTGCCGGCGGGCCTCGAGCTCGGCGTCGATTTGCTTGAACTCGCCGGCCTGCTGCAGTTCGGCAATGGCCTGCGCAGCGGCGGCCCTCTGTGCGGGGTCGGGCCAGACGCGGTCTATTACCTTTCCGAACAGGCCTGCGATGAGGTCGCCCATCATTTGATGAAGCCCAGGGCCAGCGCGACCTTGGTAATGATTGCGCCCGCCATGCCGGCGCAGCCGGCGACGGCCATCAGGGTTTTCCAACCGCCGCGCGCTTCGGCCAGCGTGGTGAGGATCGACCGTACGTCGGTTCTCAGTTCGGCAATCTCGCGCTGCAGGCTGGCAATCTCGGCGTCATGACGCCCCACGTCACGGTGCAGCTCGTCGTTCATGCGCGGCCCCCGTGGCGAATGCTGAAGTGATTGCCGTCGGGGCGCTTGAAGTCTCCGCCCCATGCGCAGTCGTCGCCGAGGGTTTTCCAGTAGTCGCCTAGAGGTTTGTACTTAGCCGAATCGGTCAGGTATTGGCCGAGCTTGAACAGGTTCAGGTCGATGGCCAGCCGCTCGCAGTGCAGGCTGTTGGCAATGCCGGCGCCGGACGCCGCGTTGGCCTTGGCCTGCTCTGGCGATCGGTACGCGTCACCGAAGGTGAGCTCGTAGCCGTTGGCATAGGCAAACTCGATCAGCTTGCCGACCAGGCGCACAAAGCGCCGCTGCTTCTCGCCGAGCGTTTCCATTAGGCGGGCTCCAGCGCGGCGAGGCGGGCTTCAAGGGCGACGATAGCGGCCTGCTGTTCTTGAATGGCGGCAGCCAGAAAAACGACCAGCTTGCTGTAGTCCACGCCCTGCGGAATTATTATCCCGTCTTCGGCGACCGCGTCTTTCACGCCTGTCACCGCTTCGGGCACTACCTCGGCCAGTTCGTGCGCGATGAAGCCTTGGCTGCGTTCGCCGTTGATTCGCCAGTTGTAGGTCACCGGCCGCAGCCGGGCAACCGTTTCCAACGCGTTTGCAAAGGGCTGCACGTTGGTTTTCAGGCGGTAGTCGGACGACGTATCGAACGAGGTGGCGGCAGCCGAAACCGTGATGCCACCGACCTGCACGCCTTTGCCGAAGAACGTGGCGACTCCGCCGAAGGTGGTGGTGCGGTTGAGCTCGAGCGTGGCAAGGCTGGAGGCTGAAGAACGAATCAAGCCGCTCTGCAGGACTGCCGTGCCGTCTAGCGTTGTGTTGCCGGACGTTAGCGACGTGCTGGTGGTGCCCCATAGCAAAGTGCCGGCGGAAGAAAACCTGCCGATTTCGCTAATGCTGCTGCTGCCGGGCGTTTTGCAGGTGTAGAACTGCAAGGCGCTTTGCAGGTTTGGCGCGGTAGTAAAAGCGGCTTCGGCCACACAGCGAATGCTGGCGCTTTGCGAATAGCTGCTGCCGTTGTAGCCGAAGAACTGCCACTCGCCGAGGATGTCGCTGGTGGCCAATGCGGTTGGCGAGGCCAGCGTCCCTCTGGAGCGGTTCATCTGCAGCTGCGGCCGTGTTTGGCTGGTGTTGCACGACTTGAGCGAGTATGTACACGCGAACTGATCTGCCGTCGAGGTCAACGCCGCAGCCCCGGTGGTGGTCATCGTGGCGGCGGCCACGGTGGTGAACGAACCCGCCGCCGGCGTCGTCGCCCCAATGGCCGGCGGGCTGGCGAAGTTCTGCAGCGTCGCCATGTCGGTGGTGGCGGTGCCCAGGGCCGCGTTGGTGAGTTTGAACCCGCCCATGTTGAGGTTCGCAGTAGGAACCGCCTGCCCGTCAATGCACAAACTTTGCGTCAGCGCACTGGCGAGGTCGTTGGTCAGTGTGTTGAATACTGAGGCGCTGATGGTAGCGCCGCTAACCACCGGCTGGCCGGCGGGCAGGGAATAAGTTCCTAATCCATTGCGTGGCATGGCGATGATTCCTGTGCTACAAAAACAAAAAAGCCCGCAGGATGCGGGCGGGAGACGTTATGAAAAGCTGGCAGTGGGCTTTGCTGTTGAAGCCGTTCCTGATGTTTGCGTACATGTACGCCGTGGCCTGTCTCGGCCGCCTGATCCTTCACTTTGTGCCCGAAGGCAAGGTCAAACGGCTACTGTCCCGCCGCTTGCGCACCTGATGCGATAGACCCCGTGGTAAGCGCTCGCTGGTAAAGGTTTTGGATCAGCGCCTGCCGCTGGCTTGGTGTTACGCCTTGCAGCACTTGCGCGGCGTCTTGGGGATTTAGCAAGGCTTGCGCAAGACGTCTTTGCACTGCTGCTTCAAGCGGTTGTGCCACCAGCGACAAGGGGCGCGCCAGAGTTTGCGCAAAAGCGCTAGACACAAATCCGTCGCCCAGCCCAAGCGGCCCGGAGATGGACTGCAGAACGTTTCGGCCTGCCAAATTCTGCGCAGTGTCGCTGCCTCTCGCCGCTGACAGGTCGCCCGTGGCCGCGCGCCGCGTCAAGTAATCACGCACGGCGTTTATGGTGTCCATTTGGGCCGGCTCCATAATGTTGTCCATGGTCGCCGCAGGAAAGCCGGTAGCGTCGGCCGCCGTGGCGTCGGCATTGCGTAATGCTCTGGCGAACGCTTCTCCTCGAGCTCGGGCCAGCGTCACGTCTCCGGCGTCGGCCAATGCTGGGGTCAGCGTTTCATACAAGCTTTGGCCGATATCCATTTGTCCAATAGGCCGGCTGCCGGCTGCATAGGCTTGCCGCCCTTGCGCGTATTCCGGAATCCTCGTCTCGATCCAGTTCAGCAAGTCGTCGCGAGCGCTACGCACCGCGTTAGCATTTGCCCCCACAATGCCGCGCTGCGGACCAGACGACAGCGACGCATCAAGCGCCATTTTGACTTGGTGAAGCGTGTCCCCGCTGATGTTGCCAAACTGCTCAGGGATGTCTCTAAAACCATTCAGGCCGTCAAGCACGCGCCTCGCAGGCGTGTAGAAATTGGTCGCGATAGGCATGCCTGAGTTGGCTGCGTTTTCTTGCGCTTGCTGGAAAGCTGCCCGCACTTCTGGGCGCTGCATTAGGCGCACCAGCTCAGGGTCAGCAGCAACGTTGGTTGCTCTGGCGGTTTGATATGCCGCGCCAGAGGCGGCGTCGCGAGCGGCAACTGCGGCGTTTCGCTGCGCTTGATCACCCGCAATTTGTCCAATAGCGTCGCGCGACGCCAACACGTTCTGCACGTCGCGGGCTTTAAGTTGCCCGCCAATTTGCGGATCGGCGGCACCAGCTGCTTTCTCAAGCATGGCCAGTCCCGGATCTTGAGTGGCTTCGGCCAAGGTATACCGAACGCCAGGAACAACCTCGGTGGCTGTTCTGGTAATTGCGTTAGGGTCTGTCGCAAATCGGCGGAGGGTGTCAGCTACAATTCTTTGGCGACCACTTTCGTAAAAGGGGGCCGCCAAACTTCCTACAACGCGCGGCAACATGTTACCCACTACCTGCCCTGCGCCGCCCAACACGCCGCCGGCGATGATATTGCCGGCCGTGCTCTCGTCGCTGGCTGTCGGCTGTAAGCCGCCTTGCAGCGCACCTAACGCCATTGAGCCGGCCACGGTGTTGGCGCCCGGCACCAGCAGCAGCGGCGCGGTTTGCCCCAAGATGCCGGTGAGATTGCCAGCAAAGCCTGCGCCCGTTTTTAGCAGCGGCGCGTCAATGCGTTTGGCGTCGTCAATGCGCGATTGGAGTTCTTTGCCGCCGTCGAATATCTGCGCGACGCCGCGCGCTGTGTCGACCATCGACTTACCAAGACCGGCCCGAAACTTGTCGAGCCCGCTCATGCCTTCGGTGGGGTCTCCGGCCGGGAAGAAGTCCTCATAGCGGGCAAGGCCGGCGTTCACTGCCTTGCGCATGATTTCCGTTTTGGAGACGCCGTCGGGGACGTCTGACAGCACGGTGCCGTTCGGAAGCTCAATGTTCATTAGAGTTCGTTCCACTTACGGATTTTTTGGTCTCCGCCGGCGTTTTCCGTTTTGGGAGACGTCGGTCCCGCCTGCTTTTTCACAGCCTCGACCGCAAGCGCGCGGGCTTTTGCTTTTTGCTCCACAACTTCTGGGCCGTCTCCGGGCTGCGGGAAATAAGTGCGAATTTCGGCGGCCAATTCCTCTTCACCAATCACGGCGCCAGATTCGTTTCTGAGCTTCGCCCTTGCCCAGTTTTCTTTGGCCTGTTCATATTTTTGTTGCTCAGGAGTTTGGGCAGCTCGCTGCAATGAATCGCCCACTTTTGGCACGGAGCTCGCAATTTTGGTCACATATGTTGGAACACCACTTGGCGTTGCGCTGACAACCGCTTCGGCGGCTTCCATCAGAGAAGCAAACCCAGCCGCCTTGGCCTGAGTCTCGTTTGGCGGTTTCGTCGGCGTGGAAAGCTGCGTCACGGTCGGCTGACTGCCCGGCGTGCGCACGTTAGGGAAGTTAGGCTGCAAGTCGGGGCGCGCAGCGGGTGACGCAGGCGGCGCGGAGTTTTGCGGAGCAGCTGCGGGAGGCGGTGTCGGCGCGCCGGGAAGCGGCGGGGGGTTTATCAAGCTGAACCCGCCTTCCAAACTGCCCGCGATTTTAGGCTCATTTAACACACGAATGGCAAGCTGAAGCTGCATGTTTTCCTCAGGGCTCAACGTCTCGCCTCGCTGTTGCTTCAGCGTCAACCGCATGTAAGTGTTGTTGACTTGGGCCTCCATGCTCGTACCGGCAAACCCGCCGTTTCCGCCAGCGGCGAGGGCGGCTGTGTTTGCAGTCATGTTCTGCCCGCGTTGCTGGTCTGCACTGCCAATGTCTTGGCCTCTACGTGCTGTTTCCGCGCTCATGTTTTGCCCGCGAACAGTGACGCCGGCGCTCAGCTGCCCGTCTGGCGAGACGCCTTTGGGCAGGCTTGTAACCAAAGTCTGAGCGCCGTTTACAGGGTCGACCGCGTACACGTTCACCGCGTTGCCGGCGTCAACTTTCACAATTTCCTTGTTGGGCTCGACGCCCATCAAGCGCTCGACGACCTTCGGTGGAGGCGTAAGCCCCAAGGCGTTGTACAGCATGATTGACTGGAGCGACGGCCCAAAGCCGCCGGCCGTAGCCCCCGGTGCCACCGTCTGGCGCGAGTCAAAGCTGGGCGCAGTCACCGACCCGTCGACAATAGGCGCGCTGGTGGCAGTGCCGGGCTGCATTGGGGCGGTCGCGCTGCCGGACTGGCTGGCGGGGGCGTACGACACGCCACCCAGTCGCTCGGCCAACTGCTGCGCGACAGCGGCCTGCTTGCCGTCGATCTTGCGCTGCATGTAGCCGGCCATGAGCGCCTGGCCTAATTGTGAAAAACGACCTGCGCTTGAGTTCGGAATGGCCCAACCGCTGACGACCTGCGTCTGGTTGTTGTTCTCCAACGACTGCTGGCGCAACAGGTCGGCAATGGCTTGCTGTCGCTGAATTTCGCGCTGCTGCTGGGCGACTTCCGGCGCGAGGTAGTCGATGCCGGAAAACCCGGCCGCGCCGCCTGTGAATGGGTTTGCCATGTCAGATCCTCGCGTAGTCAACCATGAGGTAACCGTCGGGCCGCGTCATCACAGCGTCCGGCATGACCTCGAGGACGTCCTGCGCCATGACGCCCACGCGCGGCGACTCGTTTTCGTTGTCCCAGAGGTAGCGGAACAGGTAAAGCGGCAAGCCGGAATCGGTTTTGCCAATTTCCTGCACGTCCTTTTTGAGGCGGCGGTCGGAGAATCTGCCCGCAGCGTAGCCGCCAGCCGCGCCGGCCGCAGCGCTTTTGCCAATGTCGAGCGCCGCACCACCAATAGGGCCGAACCAGCCGCCGTCCGCGTTGTACTGCGCCACCTGCGAGTTGTAGAGGTTCTGCGCATAGTCGGAACCCGCCTTGGTCGCGCCCAGAATGTCGGGGCCGGCGGTGTATTGCTGCTGGGGCACCGGCGCAAAGTTGGGCGCAGTAGGCGACGACTGTTGGCGCGCAGCGCCCAGCAGGTTCATGTAGTGATCCTGCATCTTCTGGCCGGCCTCGAGCCCGTACAGGCCGGCTTGGCGGTACAGGTCGTTTTCCTGCTGGCCCTGAGTTCTCATGGCGTTGTTGTACGCCTCGCTGCCTTGCATGATCCCCTGGTTGGCCAGCTGCGCCAGCAGCGCCTGCCGGTCCTGGTTGATCTGCGGCTGGTAGCGAGCCATCAGCGCGTCTTGGCCAACCTTGCCGGCGTCACGGGTGAGGCTGCCGCCAAACCGTTTGAGGTAAGTGCCGAGCTGCCCGGCAATTTGGCTCGAGATTTGGTTCTGGCGGTTTAACAGGCCCTGCTGCGCGCTGCTGTAATTGAGGTTCTGAACCCAGTTGCCGTTCTTGTCCTTGGTGTAGGTGATGCTGCCGAACGGCGTGTTCTGGGTGATCCGGTTGTTTTGGAGCGCCTCTAAGGAGTTGGTGCGGTTACCGGCAGCGGTTTCCTTGGCGGCGGCCAGAAAGTCCGGCGCAGGCGGCGCTTCCGGGCTGTCTTTCGCCCACATGCCAAGGCGACGGCCGCGTCGCGTGATCAGGCCTAACAATTCACTGCGCATGGTTTTTCTCCAGCCATCTGCAATCGTGTTTCCACATGACGTACACCAGCAAATCGCCAGTCGGGTGCGCGCCAGTGAGTTTTGTTTCTAACGTGAAGCCGAGGTGCTCATCGAACCGACGGGCTGCGGCGTTGCCTTCCCCCACCAGCCCGGTGATCCGTTGCACCCCAAGCTGCCGGAACGGGTAGTCGAAAATTGCCCACAGAAAGTCGCGGGTCAGCCAATGGCGGCCATTGCTGGCAATGTGGGCGTTGATGTTCACGCCGTTGAACTCGTTATAGGCGACGCCCGCCACCAGCTCGCCATTCCGCGCCCAGCCAATGCCGGTGGCGGCGCCAAAGTTCCCGAACTCGTTAGTGCGCGTCGCGACCCAATCAACAACGTCAGGGCCGACGACCAGCACTAAATGACGCCCCCGGCCTCGACGACGTAGTCGGTCGAGATCCAGCTGAGCGGGCTGACGCTAATGGTGCCGACCATGTGCGCTGCGAAGGCGTACCCCATGGCGAACGCGGTTTGCCAGTCGCGCTTGATGGCGGGGTCGCCGGTCCAGACGCCTGCGTCCCACGTCGCCGTGTCCCACACGGAAGCCGTGTTTTGCGTGAAGCTCGGGATGCCAGTGGGCGTGCTGGTTTCGAAATCGGCGTTCACGCCCAGCAGCACGTTGGGCCTGCCGTCGGCCATCAGCAGTGGGCGCAGCATTTTCACCTGCTTCAACTGCGAGGGGTTGCCGGCGTAGTTGAAGGACTGCAAGCCTTCAAAACTGATCGGCTGGCCGTTGTCCTGGTTGCCGGTCCACGCCAGCGCGACGCTGGTGCCGGTCGCGAAATAAATCGCGCCTTGATGTCGTTCCCAGCACGTCGCGTTCCAGTTTTTGAACTGGCTCCATGCGCCTGAAATGGTGTTCATGACCAGCTGGTAGCTGACCGTGTTACTGGTCGGCACGTTCACCAGCAACAAGTTTTCTTCGGGGTACAGCAGGATCTGCCAGCCCGAATTGGCGCCATAGAGCGTGGTGTAGTCCGACATGGTTTGCTGAATGTTGTCGGTCAACATCATGCGGTCGGTGACGGCCGAGGAGATAAGCGCTTTGGTCAGCGGGGCCACGCCTTCCTTGGTGATGCACAGCACGTCGCCGCCGTATTTCTGGAAGCAGTTGCGGCCAACGGGCTCGCTGAGCTGGTAGAGGCCCACCAGCGACCATGTAGCGGGCAATGCCGGGTCGGTGCCCCGGTAGATGGCCACCTGCCCCTCGGAGGTAATCCACGCCGCGTAATCGTCCAGACCATAGCCGCCGTCCACGGTCCATGTTTCCATCGCCATCAGGTAGCCGCCGCGCGTAAACAGCGACTCAAAATTGAGCGCCTGCGCTGCGCCGCCGATGCTGTTCACCGGCAGGTAGTACGCGGTGAGACTGCTGTTGGCGATAAAAAACAGCCTGCCCTTATGCGCGTTCACATGCGTGAAGGTGCTGGGCAAGACGCCGGTGATGGAAGCGTTAATGTTGGGCGTCACCACTGGGGCGCCGGTTGCCGGGCTCGCGCTGGGCACGCTAAGGGCGGTGTAGGTGAACGTGTTGGCGCCGGTTCGCACAATGACAAACGAGCCGTTGTAGGCGGTCTCCGTGGCGCCTGTGATGGTGACCGACATGCCGGTCTGCAGGTTGTGCGCGCCGCTCATGGTGACGGTGCAGGCGGTGCCAACGCTGGTGATCGAGGTGACCGTTACGGTGAACGCGGCGCTGAAGATATTGCCCCAGCTGGTGCCGTTCCAAACGACAGGCAGGTCGGCCCCGTTCACCGCCACCAGAAAATGGCCGCCCGGCGTGCCGAAGACCACTTTGCGGAACGAGCCGTTCGACAGGTGCGTGAGTGACGGCGCCGGTGCCGCGCCCGCAGTGCTGACGTCGTAAATGTTCGCGCCCGTCGCGGCGAACAGGCGCGCCCCGCCGCTGGCCGGCGAGTAACTCATCAGCGTGCGCGCGGTGGTGGCGAGGCTGGTGACGTGGTTCGAGTAGCCTGGCCGCACGCGCACCGCGTACGGCAGGCAGAAGAAGTTGTCGAGGATCACCGCCTCGTTTGGTTTCTGCTGCGCCAAAGCGTCGCGGGTGTTCCAGCCGCCGGTGGGCGCGGGCACCGAGACCGTGCGCGAGATTTGCCGGCGTTGGGCCGCTTGGCGCATCAGTTCCAGCTTCCAGCCGGCACGATGACCACCGGCGGCACGTCGTACTTGGCGCCCGTCATGGTCAGCGTGGGCTTGGCCCCGTCGCGGTTCATGACGTCGAGCAGGCGGGCTTCGTACTTGCGGAAGTCCTCGGCGTACTGCAGGCCCTTCGCCGCTTTCCAGCGCCACACCGTGCCGAGAATGACGAGCTGCTCGTCGAGCACCGTGGTGTCGAGGTCAGACGTCCACGTCGAAGATCCCACGCCAAGGTTGGTGGTGATCCAAGCGTTTGAAATGTACTCGAAAGCGCACGTCTGCCCGGCCGTTGGCACAGGGTAAAAATTGATCGCGCCAGAGATAATGCGGAACCGGTTGAACGGCCCGTTGATCTGCATGGCCTGTGCCTGTTGCCAGTCCTGCTGGGAATCCGGGCCATACACCGGCCGGCGAAGCGAGCGGTTCCAGATGGTGTTGTTGACGATCCATTCAAACCCGGTGGTGATGGCCGCCAGCGTGGTTTGCAGTTGGGTGGCCACCGTGGTGAACGTGGCTTCCTGCTGCAGGGCCTGCCACGAGTAGCGCGACAGCTGCTCGCGGCCTTCCTCAAGGCTGAGCTCGAGCAGCTGGATCACCTGCGGATCTGTGCTGGTGACCACCGCGTTCGGCGCCAGAATGCCAATGCGCCGGCACACCGACTGAATGAGTTGCAGCAGCGTGAGGCTGCCGCTGGCACTAAGCGCGGGGACTACGATTGTCACTGTTTAGATCACCTTGAATTGCGCAATGACCACTACTGCCACCACGGGCAGCGTCAGGTTCCAAAACCACGAATGAAAGTTCCACACGCGAGGATCTGCCCAACCCCACCAGGGCAGGTTGGCGCGGCGTCCTTTGCCGTAGTGTTCAATCCACTTGTATTCGGCCTGGGCGTGTTCGCGGCCGATAAACACGCCAGCGCCCAACGCAGCGCCCGCCCACCAGTTGCCGGTGGCAAAGCCCACAATAGCTTGCACGGCGACGGCGACTAGAAAATGCTCAAGCTCGTACATCAGTCGACCTTCTGCACCATGAAGTTGGCTTCGTTGTTGGCGTGGCCAAAAACACCGTTAGCGTTGCTGTGCGCCACGATTAAGATTTTGCCGTCAACATGCCATTGAAACGGCATTGAACGCGCACGTCTGTCATTGCAACTGCCGCAAACGCTTGCACAGCAAGATTGCCTGAATTGGTGACAATTGCCGTTGTGAGTGACCCCGGCTCGTAAGAAGCTTTTGCTGTGCTGGTCAATGCGGCGCCAGTCCATGTCACTTCATTGGACCGCTGGCTCACATCATTCACGTTGCCAGTTCTGGCCCCATTCACCACAGCGATTCCATACGCTCTGTCGTTTGCGCCTGCGGTGCCTAACGCTAAATATGTGCTGGAGCCTGCGCCGGGGTTAAATAGCGCCCATTCAAAGCTCGGATTGATTAGCATGAACGGGGGCAATGAACTGCCGGCGTTATAATTTGCTGTACAAGTAATAAACTTGTGTTCGACAAGCGTCGTGCCGGGGCCGCCACCATTCAAAACGCCAGTCGTGCAATTTGACGTGGTGTTGCCCTGATACGAAATACCGCCGCCAGTTGTTTGGATGCCGGTTACGCAATTACCTATGAGGTTGTCCGACACAACAATTGCTTCGCTTCGATACGAACCCGAGTTCATCCCGATGTCGAAGTTGCGAATGATGTTGTTCGATACTTCAATATTTTTAGGGTTTCCATTTGCATCGTCAGTAATGACGATGCCCCACGAATTTGAGCCAGACGCCGTTCCTAAATAGCTGATGTTGTTGTTTGCTATGGTGACGTACTGCGGAACATACCCAGTGCCGCTGATGTTGTTGTATAGCAAGGCGATCCCGTAGACCGTTGTGCCGGACGAAAGGACAAGGTTATTGCTCGACACAACAACGTATTGTGCGTTTTCCTCAATGTGGATTGCGCCAGCTGAAGACATGCCGAACGATCCAAATATCACGTTGTTCGACACAGTCCCGCGCTGCGCGGAGGAAATGGCCACAGCAATGTTAAATCCGCCGGTTGCCGTCTTGCTGTCGTGGAATGCGCAGTTGACTACAGAGAAATCTGTCATTTCACCTAAGGGCGAATTAAGGCTGACGTTCTCCGCATAAATAAAACCGAAATCGCATCCGCTGACGGTTATCCTGCGGTTAATTGCGGTGCTGGCATTGGTCTTCAAAAACGGATAAACGAGGTTGTAGAAACCGCACGCCGCAACTTGCAAATCATTTTGCGTGCCGCTAGACGCAAAGCCAATTCCATGCACTGTGCTGTTTCTCGTTCCTGCGGTGTCGGTCACTCCGCCGTTGATGTTGCAGTTGATAATCCTAAGACCGGATTGCGCAAACTGAAACACCACGACCTGCTGGGTGGCGACCTCAACCACTTGGATTGTCATGTCTCGGATGGTGACGTTGCCTTGGCAACCGAACAGCTGGCTGAACGTAATGGCAGTGCCCGATGCAGTGAAACTTAACGTGGTTTGATTGATTCCGTCGCCTTGAATGACCGAATTTGCTGGCAACGTGAAACATGTCGTTGCGCTGTTGTTAATTTGATATGAGCCAGTTGGAAATAAAATTCTTCCGCCTGTCGCAATAGCTGCTAACGCGGCGGTGATGGCCGATTTGTTATCTGTCACCCCATCCCCAACCGCGCCGAAGTCGGTGACGCTCACCGTCTCCTGCAGCTTCCCTTGAACAGTGCGAGACACGGCGCCCGTGCCTGCAGGGAGGTAATACAAATCCTGCCCTTGCGCCGGGTCCTCGAGCAGCACGTCCGTGATCGTCGTGGTCGTGTAGCCGGTCTTGCTGCAAACAATGTCGTAGCGGCCGTCGGCCGCATAAAATTGCAGGCGGCCGGTGTCAGAGCTGATGGTGGGGTTCGTCAGCGCAGTCACGCCGTTATCCGAATACAGCGACGCGAGGGTCGTGGTGCCGGTGAGGTACACCGCGCAGCTGGCGCTGGCCAGCGGCGCGAGTGAGCCGCCAACAACGGTGGCAATGTCGTTGACGTACTTCTGCATTACGCGGCCTCGTCAATGGTGCGGCGGTGCCGCTTGGGTTTGTCGTCTTCCAGCGCGTCGAGGCGCGCGGCTAAGCGCTCCACCTGGTCGCGCAGTTGGCGGTTCTCTTCTTTTGCCAGCGCGAGCTCACGCACGACGGGCTCAAGGTCTTTCTTCGCCTGCAGCTCGGCTTTGGCCATGTCGCGCAGCACGCGGCCGTCGAGGCCAATTTCGCCGAGCGTGGTGTCCGGGCAGGCGGCCAAGTCCTCAAGGGTCGGGAACTTCGCGGCCAGCTGTTCGCGGCGGCTTTTCAGAATGCGTTCCCACGTCATGAGCGGCGTGCCTTCGCGCGGCAGCTCGCGGCCAGCGCGGTATTCGCTCAGCGCGTTTTTGAACTGCGCCACCCAGCTGTGGTCGTAACGGCCCTCGCGGGCTTCGCGGCCTTTGCGCTCGACGAAGTCGTCGGCGAAAAACTCCATGGGGTCGCCACGGTGGCCATGCGGGGTGATGCGAATGAAGGTGACCAGTTTCGGCACTTCATAGCCGGCTGCGGTCGACTGCTCGGCGTCGACGCCGTGTTCGCGCTGAACGAAATCAAAAAACGGAATGCGGTTGTCCATACGTCTCCTTAAGCGGTTGCGCTTTGTTCTGAGCGCTGTCGAGCGCCCAAAAAAAAGCGCCCTCCGAAGAGGGCGCCCCAAGGCCAACAGGCCGAATGCTTAGGTGATAGCACCCTGCGCAAACGGACGGTTGAACGTGACGTTGTTGAAGTGGTTCGTGCCGTCGTTGAACGTCTCCGTGGCAGTCACGGAGCCGGTGGCGGACGAGTTGCTGGCCAACGTCACCGTCCGGTTGTCCGGATCAATGGCGGTGATCAGCGAGGTCGTGATGCCGGTGCCAGACACCGAGCCACCAACAAACCAACCGTCGGTGTTGGACACCCGCAGAACGGGCGAGCCGTTCTGGGTAACGGTGTTGGCCTTGGCCACGGTGGTGGACGACGGCCGGGTTGAACGGCAGTTCACCAGCTGCTTGCCAGCGGAGTTCGCGCCAGCCTGACCGGCGGCCACAATGCCGATGGCGGTGTCAGCCGCAACCGAGGCAGACGACCACGCGACGTAAGAGCCGGAGATCACGATCCACAGGAAGTAAGTGCCGGTGGCGTTGCCGCTGGGGATGGCGTTGAGGTTGAACCCAACAGACTTGCCCAGGTTGGCCGTGTTGGCCACCAGCGTGGCGGTGTAGGAACTCGCGACGTCGTAAGCCATCACGGCGCCGGTACGCAGCGGCGTGCCGTTGGTGAAGCTGAACTGGACGTACATGAGTTCCTGGCCGCCCCAGTAGGGGTCGGCCACGGAAATCACAGTGCCCAGCGCGTGGCGCTGAACGGTGTCGGGGGTGTTCCAGTTGCCAATGGCTTGAGAGCCAACGAACGGAACAATGCTTGCGGAAGTCGTCATGTCAGATCTCCTTTAGGCCTTGATCACGCCCTGCAGCGAACGATTCGACAGGGCAAGGTTGCCTTGGAAAATGATCGTGCGGACAAGCGCGTCCTGATTGATGGAGTCAACCTCCGGGAGCATGGTCATGTTGGCGTCCTGATGAACGACCAGATCCATGTACTCGGTGTTGAGGAAGTAGGCGTGGGCCGCCGGGATACCGCCTGACGAATCGAAGAACACGTCAGCCGACTTGTACTTCATGGAGATCATGCCGCCCTTGCCGTTCTCGTCGCTGGTGTAGCGCTTGAGGCTGGTCTGGCTCTGCTCGTAGAAGGTGAAGTAATCGTCGGACATGACGATCAGATCCGGCATATCCGAACCACGGGTGAGGCGAATCCACAGCGGCAGCATCAGCGACTCAATCGTCGAGGCCGACGGGGTGATCGCGGAGCCGCCCTGCAGCGGGGCGGCAGCGGACTGAACCACGTTCTGCCAGAACGAATAGGTGCTGGAGTTGATACCGCCCACCGTGCCGGTGCCGGCGTCCGCCACCAGCGCCTGCAGACCGTTGATCTGGTTGGCGGCGGTGCCGTCGCTGTACAGGTCGACGCTGAGACCGTTGGCCAGCGAGTTCTGGGCGTTTTTCACCTTGGCCTTGATGAAGTTCACGATGCGGTTTTCGCCGCTGTTCGTGCGCATTTCGAGACCGCTGATGGCGATATTCACCGCCACCTGACGCCACGGGTATTCCGCAGCGGAGAGCACGTCGACCGCGTTGATCGCCAGCACGTCGAAACCCGAATAACGGGTGTAGGTGCTGTTGGCCGCGTACTCGAGCGGCATGGCAATGCTGAGACCGCCGTCCTCGAGGCGAACCTTGCCGCCTTCGGACAGGCGCCGAAACAGCGCGTTGTGTTTGGTGACGTTATCCGCCACGTCTTTGCGGTGCGCACGATAGGTCGTGGCCACCAGTTCCGAGAAAACGCCGAAATTACCGGCGCTATAGCCTTGCCCTGGAGACGGCATGGTTGGTTACTCCTAAATTGGGTTAAGCGCCAGTCACTCTGCGGAGCGTGGCGCGGATCGTTTCTTCCATGGACTGCCCTGCCGGGACGTCCGTCGGGAGGGCCGGGCGGCTGCGCACATTGACGCTCGCGGCCTGCCTCGCGACTTGCGCCTTCTTCGCCGCTTCCTCGCGTGCTGCGCGGGCTTCCTGTTGGGAAACGGTGGCGCGAGTCGTGGGGTTGGCGTAGACGGCCTGCGCATAGGCGTCGTGCAGGTCTTTGGCAAGGCCGGCTTGTAGAAGCGCGGCCATGTGCTCTCGGACTTGCTCGAAATGCCCATGGTTTGGATCAGCGGCGAACGCAGCGATCTCGCTGTTGAGCGAGTACTGCTCTGCCTGCTGGCCCTGAAGCTGTTGCTGCTGCAGGTAGCTCGAAAGCTGTTGCACCTGCTGCTGGAGCTGCGCGACCTGCGGGTCGACAGCCTGCGGTTCGTAACTGCCGACCTGACCGAGGTCGACGTTGTAGTAACGGGCCATTTGCTGGATCTTGGCCAGTTTTTCTTGCGGCTGGCCGTAGCGCAGCAGGTGGTCGGTCGCCATTAACTGGGTGACGGCACCCACGGGGTCAAGGCCCGTCGAGCGCAGCGTCGCCTCGAACGGCTGAATGGCGCGCCCAAAGTCCTGCTGGAACTGCGCCGCCTGCCGGTACTGCTCAATGCCCTTGTGGAAGTCCGCCTCGCGGCGCTCGACCTCGGCCTGCACTTCCGGCGGCAGCGTGCCCCATTTCTCGGCCACCTCTTTGCGCCATGTGTTGGGCGCGGGCCGCGTTTCCGCAGCCTCTGGGGCCGCCTCCGGGGCTTTGGCGAACTTGCCCTGCGCATCACGCGGCGCCACCTCTGGCGCGGCCTCCGGGGCGTCCGGGACGTCCTCGCCAATGTCCCCTGCCGGTTCCAGACCGCGCTCGCGCAGGCTTTGCAGGGTTTCGCGAATGGTGTCGTCGATCGACTTCGGGGCTTCGGCCTCGACCTCTTCGACGTCGGCGGTTGCGCCTTCGTTTTCGAGCATGCGGACTCCAGAAATGAAAAAACCCGCACAGGGCGGGCTAGAAACAAAAAAGCCCGCACGAGGCGGGCTTGGTGTAGGGCGTTTTGAGCTTAGGCCAGCGCGGCCTGAATGACTGCCCAGGCCTGCGCTGGCGTGTTCGACTGGGCCACCTGCACCCAGCGGCTGCGGCCGGCGTAGGGGGCAATGACGCCCACCGCATAGACGTCGGTCAGGGTGGTGCCCACCGGGATGAAGCTGTCAAAAACAACGGTCCGGGCAGTGCCGTTCGGATCGGCCTGCGCGATCAACTGCGCTTCGGTGAAAGCCATGCGTTCCTCACAATGCGCGCAGTGCGGCGCGCTTTTTCTCAGGGGAAAGGTTTGCCCACACCGCCTGCGCGGTGCGCTCGATTGCCCGATCGCGGGCCTGCTCGTCGTTGCGCCGAATGCGGGATGCTTCTTTCTGCTCCGCCTCGCGCCCCTCGTAGGGGCGGCAACCGCTGCGGCGCAGGTCTTCCCGGCGGCCGGCGCGGCCATGCACCACGCGTCCGTCGATGGGGCTTTCGTAATCGGGCAGGTCGCCCACCACATACGGCGCCGCCGGACGGCTTGCGCGGTAGTCTTGCGCCAGAATCAGTTCGCCGGTCTCCGGGTGCTGGATGTATCGCGTTCTCATAGCAGCAGCAGAATCTCCTCGTCGTCTTGTTCAAGCCATTGGTCCCAGCGGCGCGCTTGCAGCGCCTCGAGCTGTGCGGCCACGGCCTGCAGCTGCGCGACATAGGCCGACCAGTCTGGCTGCGGGGCCGGGACCGCAAGGTTTTCGACCAAGTCCGGTGCGGCGGCCTTCAGTTCTACCAGTTCGCGCGTGATGCGCTTGCGCACGGCCTTCGCCTTGCGCGTCGTCCATATCTCGACGCGCGGCACATCGTCGCCGCCGATTTTGCTGGGTACTTCGGGCGCCGGCCCCAGGCCGACCTGCGCCAGCAGAGTGTCGTCGCCCTCAACAAGCGCAGCAGTGACAGCCCATACGGGCGTCTGCTGGCTTAGCAGCAGTGACATGGTTTAGTACGCGGCGGTTTCCGCGAATTCCACGGACACTTGCAGGCGAATGACGCCTGCGGCGCCCATCGCGATACCGTTCGTGATCACAAAACCCTCGTTCTGGGCCAGCACCAGCGGATAGTCGCCCGAGTCATAACCAAGAAGGTCTTCGGTTGGCATGCTAGTGCCAACGGCGGTGCTCGAGCCGCCCGCGATACCCATACCCGCCGTTTCCAGCGTTCGAGTGCCGGCCGTCAGCGCGCCGGTGCTGGAAATGCGAATGTCAGGGGCCGACGTAATGTTGGTGAATGAATTGCGGTGCTTGTTCTGGCCGGCGGTGAACAACGCTGTGCCGCCCGAGTCACTGGCCGTGAAAGAGTTGGCGCGTAGCAGCTGATAGGCCAAGCCTTGGGCCGTTGTGAACGCCGTGGTCGTGACAAACCCAACCGACAGCCGGCGCACCAGTATTAAATTGCTGCCGGTATTTCGAAACGAAAACACAGGGCCGTTGGCCGCCACACCCGTCAGCGCGCCAGACGCGCCGCCGACCGTGTAGTAGCCAATGACTTCCACTGGCCGCAGCGATACGCGCGCCGCACGAAACGTGGCGTCAACTTCCTGAGTCGTTCCGCCGTTGCCCTGAATTTGAATTGCCATTTAGTTCCACACCCATGCGATTGTCCAAGAGCCGTAGGCTCGAGGGCTGTCGTTGTTGCCGCGCCGCGAATCGGTTGGGGCTTTTGCGTCGGTTTGCGGTTTGACCGACGCGTAAATCGTGAAGCCCGTGCCCGCCACAATGTTGCCCGCCATCACCTGCGGGCCGTCGACCCAGTGTTCGTCGACGCTGTGGTCTGCCGTGGCGGTCGGAAATACCCAGGCCTCGACCAAACTGGTCGACAGAATGCTGTTCTGCCCAGTCACCGTCACGCTGGTGTCGGTGGCGCCCGGAAACGTGCCGAAGTTAACGGTTGTCGTGCCCTGCGCCACGTCAGGCCCCGAACGCCGTCACCAATAAGCTGGTGAAGTTGCAGGCTTGCGTGGCGTTGATGCTAATGCTTGTCACGATCATGTCCGCGCCGGACGTGCCCACCGTGCCCTGCACGACTGCATTTGTGCTGGTGTCGGCAGACGGATAAATGCGGAAGTAACCCGCCGTCCCCGTGCCGGACGCCGTCACGCTGGCGACTGCTGCCGCTGTCAACACGCCGCCCACGGCCGAACCAAAGCCGCCCGCATTGCCCACAAAGGTCACCAGCAGCGTGCCGGTGTCCGGCGTTGCGCAATTGGCGGGAATGCTGCCAGTCCAAATCTTGATCTTGCAGCTCGCACCAATGTCGGTGGCAAGCTGCGTCATGGAGTTGGTGCGGTGAGTGGTGCTGTACTGAATGGCCATTACTCAACCCCGACCGCGCGCCCATCCATTCCGCGCACGATGCGCTTGGGACGATTCACGCCTTCAACCAGCCTGCTCATGCCTTCAATCATCGCCGCGACGCTGGCGGCGTTCTGCTCCGCCTGTAGCGCCATCTGCTGGCCCAGCGCACCGACAACCTCGGCATTCGCAGCCTTCACGGCGTCGCCCACCATCGAGCCCAGATAGCTGGTCGTCGGACGCATGGGCTCCGTCGTCCCATCGCCGCGCGAGCCCGCGCCAATCTCGGCTATCACGATCCGCGTCGACGCCTCGAGCTCCGTTTTCCATCGCTCAAACTCCATCTTCTGTTGCGTGACCATGGCATCCAATTCGGCCTTGCGCTGGTCAACCTCGGCCTGCAGCTGCTGCTTTTGCATCTCGCGAGCGGCCTGCATCTGGTTTTCCTGCGCGGACTGCTCGGCCTGCGCCTGCTGTTTGCCGCGCTCGGCCTCGACCTGCAGCTGCGCCTTCATCTGCTCGAGCTGTGCGGTGGCCTGCAGTTCGGCGGCGTGCTGCTGGGCCTGCATCTGCAGTTTCTGCGCTTCGGTGTTGTCCTGGCTGGGCGGCGGCGGCGCCTGCATTTTGGTCAGGGCGTCCTCAACGGCCGAGCCCATTCGCGCCCGGCGCACAGCGGCCAGCACCAGTTCCCGTACTGCCTCGATCGGCATCACGCCGGCCTGCACAATCGGCGCGAGGCCCTGCATGAGCTGCGTCACGCCCTGCATAAGCTGGGCAATGCCGGTCACGTCCTCGTCTTGCGACGCCGACAGCGTGGAGTCGGTTTCAATGTCGATGTGGTAAGTGCGCGCGGCGTCATTGCGCATCGTGTCGATGCAGGCTTCCCACGTCACCACCTGCGGCGGCTGCGGGGGCGGCGGCGGCTGTTGGCCCTGCTGCGCGGCCTGCATGGCAGCCTGCTGCCACTGCTGGAGTTGCTGCTGCAGCTCGGCCCTCACCTCCGCGTCGTGCGGCATGTTGACCAGCGTCATTTTCTCCAGCGTCTCGGGCTGGAACTTTTCGCTGATGATCTCAGCCTTGATTCGCACAATGTCGCGAATGTAGCGCTGGACCTCGCGCTGCAGGCGCTGCAGGCGCTGCGTGCCCCACTGCGTCTTGATCTTCTGCGCGCCGAAAGTCTCGGCCGGATCGCTCGAGGCCCGCATGATGTCGGCGATCCCGGTGATCTCGTAAATCACCTGCTTCGTCGCCTCGCGCTGCGCGTACAGCTCTTTCAGCACCATGGCTGCCGTTTCCATGGGCAGCATCCAGATGGCCTTCTCCAGCCCGCCACGCTCGAGCAGCGCAGTGACGTTGGCCGCCGGCACCAGCTCGTTGTCGCCGGCCTTCATGAGCTCGCCGAGCTCGGTCAGCGTGGCGTCGTAAATACCGCGAACCCTCAAGGCCTCGACAATGCCGTTGATCCGGCGCGAAATCTTGTTGAGCTCTTTCGCCTGCTGCTCGTACTGGCTGAACAGGGCCGCTGGGACCAACGTGTCGTGCTGCTCAATGGCGTACAGCGGGCGCGGGCACGGGAAGAAGCCCTGCAGCTTTAGCGGATCTGCCTGCGTCTTAACAGGCTTCGGGTAGCCGCTGGCAATCCACACGACTTGCTGTTCGTCCTTGTCCCAGATCTCCCAGACCTCGGCGGTTTTGAACAGCATTTCCATGTCGGCTTGCGCCTTCACGTCTTCGTCGGCCACGGAGTCAAGCGGGACCGCGTTGCCGATCTCGTTGCCGAACTTTTCGATCAGATCTTCGCGGTTCAGGTGGTGCCGAAACGCCACCCAGCACACGTCGTCCCAGCAGCGGGCGGCGCTCAGGCGGAAGTCATCCCATTGCACGCGCTCGACGACGACCTGCTCCCAGTCGATCTCCTCGTAGGCGCCCTCCTGGGCCTCATGCGTCGGCTCTTCGTTCTCCTCGAGGTGCGTGTCTTCGGTCACGCCCACCTGCCGGAGGCTGGGAACGTATCTCACGCGAGACACCGCGCGGCCGGGCAGCAGCATGGCCAGCACGTCGCCCTTCAGCACAGAGTCGAAATCGTAGGCGTCTTGGCAGAATTCCAGCGCGCGTGTCAGGACGTCGCTGACCGCCTTGCCCAACGGGTCTTCGTCGTTGTAACGACGGCGAACCTTCGGCTGCGGCAGGCTGTTGTAGCAGGCCTGGCGCAGGGTTTCGGTGTTCGTCCACAGAATGTTGAAGCTCGACGCCATCGGGTTGTCCGGCGTGTACAGCTTGCAAATGTCGCGCGCCTTTTTGCGCCATAACTCCTCGCGCTTGGAAGCCAGCTTGAGCTCGAGCTTCCAGCGGCGCGCCACCGCCTGCGGCGAGGTGCCGAGGTCGGTGACTTTCTCGAGGCTGGCGGCGTCCATTAGGCGGGCAGTATCTGAACCGAAAACGTTTCAAGCACCGCGTTGTCGCTGGCGGCGGTGTTCAGCCGTAACGCAAACGTCAGCAACTGACTGGCAGTGGTATCTACCGCAGTGTAAGCAGTGGAAATTGCGCCTCCAAAAAATGGCAGGGCATTTTGAGAACTAACAACAGCCTGCGACGTTTGGCGGGCTTGGTTAGTAATAAAACCGCCGCCGCTAAACGCATCCTGCGACGCAAAACCAGAAATTGTGCCAAGCCCAGAACTTCCAAACGAAACCTGAGAGGCTTTGCCGTTTGCAGTGTTTGCAAACCGGACTTGGTGCATGTAGGAAACTTGACCGTTTGGCCCCATAGCCCCGCCCGGAACGGCAATAGCTGCCAGAGTGATAAAGGCATTGATCGTTTGCGTATACGCAGCGCCCGATCCGGTGACCGCCGTCAGTGTGGTTGGCACGGTCGGCGTGAAAGCCGCAGTCACACCGCCCGCGCCACCCTGCTTTCCAGCGTACACGGTGGCTGTTGTTGTGCTGCCTAGTACGCAATAGTACAGACCGCCCGTGGCGTCGCCGGACACCGCGCCCGCCGGGAAAAAGCACCAGCAGCGCGTATTGGTTGTGCCGAGGCCAGTCGGCAAGGCTGTGTCGAAGGTCACCGTGCCGTTAGCCTGAATGCCTGCCGCGCTAGACGACGGGATCACAACCGGCAGCCCGCTTTGCGCCAGCAGGTACTGCTGCACCGGCTGCCCGCTGCGGCTGAACCAACGGCCGTTCGAATATATGTCCTGCGGATCTGTTCCGGCCGGCATTTAGGCGTCCTCAAGTCGTCGGCGCGTTTGGCGTCGAATCATTTCGTTGATCGTCAGGTCTTGTTTGAACCGTGGCGCAGCTGGTGCGCGCGGTTTCATTTCTTCGCGCCACACCAAGCACGCGTAGCGAAACGCGTCCGCGTAGTGGCTCGTCCAGTCGTGGCGCGGTCGGTCGCGAAAGCATTTCTTGTCTTCGTCGAACTCGCGCTGGTACTGCTTCAAGGCGTCCAAGCCTTCACGGCAGCGCTCGTCGAAATACGCGTCGGCCAGCGTCAGTCGCGCGGCCTGAATGCCGTCGACGAGTCCCAATTCGGGAACAATTCGCGGCTTCCAGCCCAAGGCTCGAAACTGCTCTTCAATGCTACGGCCTGTTTGCAGCGACTTCGCCCTGGCGTCGTGCGGCAGCCACAGCCACTCGCCGTATTTCCACCGCTTGGCCTGCAGGACGTCGTTGTAATGCGCAATCGACATGCCGTTCGACGAGTAGCAGTCAACGAGGCGCAGCTCGTCGCGCACTTGGAACCACCAAATGGCCGTGTCGTCTGAGTACCCAAGGTCGAACACCGCGTGAACCGGCAATGCGGGGTCGTACAGGTCGCGCTTCATGCGGCCCGACTGCTCGAGCTCGTACAGCTCCTTGCCGAATATGGCGCCCGGCAATGCCGCGTCGAAGTCGCACTCCATTTCTTGGCGCCAAGCGTCGTCGGTCAGCTCAGCGCGCAAGGCCTCGAGCTCGGCAGCGGGCAGCAGGCCGGACTCGCTGGCCTTTATCGTGGCGACGTACCAGTCGTCGCTGGCCTGCGCGTCGCGGTAGGTTTCCCAGAATGAGTTCCGGCCCTTCGGTGTGCCAATCACAATGGCCCAGCCGCTTTTGTCGGCCAGCGCCGGGCGAATGACGTAGCCCCACACGCTGGGCTTCCAGTCGCCGTATTCGTCGGCCACCAGTCCGTCGAAGCCAAGGCCGCGCAATGCGTCTGCATTGTCTGCGCCGAAAAGCTGAATGCGGGCGCCGTTCGCGAAGTCCACGCGCAGCTCGGCCTCGTTCACCTTCAAGTTCGGCAGCGGGCGGCTGAAGGTCTTGAGGTAATCCCACGCAACGGCCTTAGCCTGGCGAAAGAACGGCGCGACGTACGCGAACCGCGCGCCCGGCTTGGCGGTGACCGCGCACTTGATCAGTTCGTTAATGCAGGCGACCGTTTTGCCTGCGCGCCGGTGCGCCACCACCACGGCCCACCGCTGCCTGCGGTTGTGTAGGCCGAGAAACGCGCGGCGTGGGCTGTAGGGGATCGTTACGACTCGCTGGGCGGCAGCCATGTCACAGCCAGCGGCCCGCCGCTGTCGCCGGTGACCTGCAGCGGGAGCACTTTCCCAACGAGTGTCATGAAGGCGGCCGGGTTTTCATCGGCCTGACGGGCCAAATAGTCGGCGCCGCCCTTTTGTGCGAGGGCCTCGAGGATCATGTCCCGCACGGCCTGCGTGCTTTTGTTGGGCGTGCCTTTTTGCCGCCCGCCGCGCCGCTCTCCGGGCGCGCTACCTTTTCCTGCCATTGCTGATCATTGCTTGTTCTGCAATGCCTCCATGCCGGGGTTGCCCAGCCCAGAAACAAAAAAGGCCTGTCTTTTCTGACAAGCCTTGTGCTTGGGGCATAGCTTCGCCCCGACGCCGAATTTATTCAGGTCGAGAAATTTTGCAAGCGCTTTCTGCAAGCCATTCGGCGGCTTCGTCGAGCAGCGCATAGAAGCGCTGGCGACTAAGCCCGAAACGCCGCGCGCTCACCACCGGCGCCTCGCGGGCAATGTAGAAGGCCAGAACGCAACGCCGGTTCGATAGCGGCAATCGGCGCACGAAGGACTCGACCAAGTCGGCGTCGTCTTCGTCCACTGCGGGGCGGGACTCGTCTGGTTCGATCCCTTCCCATGTGTCTCCAGCGTCAGCCCGGTACATTCGCGCGAAGGCACAGGCCTTGGGGTAGCCGGTCTTGCTGCTGTGGGCCAGCGACCAGTTGGCCCAGTTTTCAAAGCGCTCCTGCCCGCGCTCTATTTTTGCATTGGACATGCGGCCGCCTTGTCCAACGCATACCGGGCCTCGATCAAATGCTCGCGCGCTTTGTTGAGCCATGCCCGCTTTCTCTCCGAGTTTTTAATATCGACCGACTTTTCCGCGACGTCCATCGAGACCTCCAGCAGCATGCCCTGCCAGTCAAGCTCATCCATTTGCCGCCTCCAGACGCTTTTGCTGTTGGTGAGTCAAACAGGCCGACATGGCCTGCGCTGGTGTGTCGTGCATGCTCAGGTTCTGCGGCGCGCTCATGAGGCCGGGACCCCAGTGCGCAATGGCCGCAGCCCATTTGTTACCCCGGCGCCAGACTTGGTAACGGCTGCGCGGCTTGTCGATTGCTTCCAGCCATTTGGCGCCGTGCTTTTCCCAGCGAATCATTTCGACACCTCAAACCCAATCAGCAGCGCGAGGTAGTGCTGGGCTTTCCGCAGGTCTTCAATGCCGCCCTTGTCGCGCCAGCGTGTGACGTACTTCACGACGTTGCCCTCAAAGAACCCGAGGTCGTTGCGGTAGATGTATTCCGCCGGCTGGATGGCCAGCTTCTTGTAGTGGTCACCGCCCACCTGTTCGTTCAGCGCGCTCATGCGTCGCCCAGGGCTTGGCGCCAGCCGGTGTCGAGCGCCGTGATTTGCACCTCGAGCTGGCCGCCGGCCACGCGCTCAGCGCGGTAAATGCTCAGGCTTTCGATCAAATTGTCGTTCTCAATCACGCCGGAGGCCTCGAGGCAGTCCAATACGCTCTTCAGGAGGTTGTCTAAATCGCGCTTGCGTCGATCGGGAGGAAACGCCGCAATGCGAATCTCAAGCGGAACTGCCAAGGCTTTGCGTGCGCGAGCCTGTGCCACTACCGCGTCCACCGCCTTGCGGTAGGCCCTGCCCGCTTCGCTTAGTAACGTCCGGCCGGCCAGCGGGCCTCTCGAGACGTGCCGGTAGTAGGTGTTAGCCGACGGCGGCCATGGCAGGGTTAACCGCATTTCAGCACCCCGGCGTCGAACAGGCGTTTTTGCGTTTTGAAAATGGCGACCATGAACCGCACGGCACGCTCCTCGTTGTTGCCGCCCGAATAGCCGTCGAGGTCGGTGTGGCAGCGGTGGCACAGGTGCGCAGCGCAGAAGTCCCACGCTTTCTGCCCCATGCCTTTGCCAAGGGCGCTGCTGTACAGCCCGGAGTAGTGAGCCGCCACCACGGTGCCGTCGTCGTTACCGCACAGGGCGCACGACTGGCCCCGAGCCGCGTCAAGCAACTTTCGCGACTGCATGTTCTGCGTCCCAGCATTCAACGAACTCGATCAGCTCGGCCATTTCCTTTTTTCCCATCCGGCTGCTGCGCCGGTAAATCACGTCAAAGCCTTGCCCGTCGAGGGCCGGCATGAACCTGGCGGGTGCGCCGCTGGCCCGCACGAACGCCGCAATAAACAGTCGCTTCCAGTCCTCGAGGGCGAGCCGCTGGCCGGCCCACACATGGCGGCGGGCAATGTCGGCCAGCAGCGCATGCAGCTTGGCGTTTTGCGAGTTGTTGCGGGCCTCGAGGACGGCACCACAGTCGGGGCAGCATTCAACCTTCACCGCACAGCTCCCGTTTTTTCGCCATGGCTGCCGCCGCGCTCGCGAACCCACCGTGGGCCGACCGGCCGTGTTTCGTTTTTCGCCAGAGCAAGTAAATAAACCTGCCAGTCCAGCGCTCGCCGTCTTGATACTCGAACCTCTCGATTTCCCACGGCCCAGCGGTCATGAGCCATGGCTTTGTCCTCTCCCAACCATCAGAAACAGTTTCTGCAGTTCGCGGCGCGCTGTTTCCTGCGAGCTCTTCGGCGCCGGCAGCTGTGGCAGCGCGCGGTACATGCCCTCGTTTTCGCGCTTGCGGGGTTTGGCCATTGCCATGAACTCGGGAAGGCTCGGGGGCCATGCGTGTCCGTTCGCCAAGCATCCGCGTATCCCTTCGCGCAGCTCGTCAGCCGACAAGCCGGAAATTGCCTTCGACCACAACGCCGTCGGCTTGTCGCCCTGCTGGCTTGTCCACTTGTGGCCATACATCTCCGCCATCCGGGTCCAGAACGCCAATACCGTTCTCCCACTCTCGACAGGCGGCCTTGACTCGGTCGACGGCCGATAGGCGGCCACTGCTTCTGCTGCTGTCTTCACTCGCCCTCCTCACCCAGTTTCGCCATGTGGCCGGCCAGCTGGCCTTCCGGCCCTTTTGCCCAGGGGCCGCCAGCCAGTAGTCCCGGAACTTTTCAAACTCGCGTGCCCTTCGAGGGCCAAGCACCTGCCCTGCCCATTCCCAGTCGTCTCGGGGAGGCTCCCACTGAGCGGGTAAGCGCGAAGCGCGCACCTCTCCCTCTTTGGTTCCTTGATGGTTCAATGACGGATCGGGTGCAGATTCTGCGGGGCTGCCCCGCAGATTCTGCGGGGGTGGGGTGCAGATTCTGCGGGGCTGGGGCGCAGATTCTGCGGGGGTCTCCACCGCCTCAATCGCGGCCTGTTCGACCTGAATTCGGTACACCGTCGACCGCCCGCGACCGTCCTGGCGAGTCACCGCGCCGGCCTGTTCCAAGGCTTTCAAGTGGCCTTGCACCGCGCGCTCGCTGAACCCGGTGCGTTCGCAAAGCGTGGCCACCGCCGGCCAGCACAGGCCGTCGTCGTTCGCGAAATCGGCAAGCGCCATGAGTACGAACTTCGGGCCGGGCGGCAGCTGCAGGGACCAGCAGGCAGAGGAGATGGAAACGCTCATGCAACCTCATTTCGTAGCGTCACTGCGATTCCCTCGAACTATTCAAAAAAAACCCCGCGCGGTAACGGGAGTGGAAACCCGCGCGGGGTGCCCGAGGGCCAAAAGCGGCGAACAGAGGGAGGTATGTGCGCCGGTCATGCAAAAACGTCTGGCCGCAGGTCGGCGGCCTTCACGGCGCCGTCGGTGGCGCGCTCGATTTGCCGCGCGGTCTCCGCAGAGATCCGCGCCCGGCCGATCAGCCAGTTGCTGACCGACCCTTGAGTCGTCCCCACCAACTCGGCGAACGCCTGCTGCGTGAGGTTGTTGGTTTTCATGAAGGCGTGAAGTGTTTCCATATCGAAAATATGCACGCGTCATTGATTGTAGTCAATAGCGCGTCAATATTTTAGCTAGACGACATTATGCCCGCGCTAATAGACTCATTGAATGTCCGATCGCACTCGAAATTTCACGGCCGAAGACGCTGCCGCGCATCAGCGCCTGCGTGCGCTATGGGACGCCAAAGCTAAAACGCTGCGCCTGACGCAGGACAAAGTCGCCAGACAGTTTGGCGTAACGCAGGGAACGATCAGCCATTACCTGACCGGCCGCGCAGCCCTGGGCCGCGTTGCCACTATGAAATTCGCGCAACTGCTGAAAGTGCCGCCCGAAGACATCCGCAACGACTTCGCGTTCACGCGGCAGCTGTCGGACGAAGTGCCGGCGGACGTTGTCGAGATGGCGTGGAAAATGGCCAGCTTGCCCGAGCTCGTGCGCAAAGACTTAGGCCGCACTATTGAACTGCTGCTCAAGGCCTCGAACTACGAAGCGTTTCTCGAAAAGTCGGAAAAAGCCAAGAACTTGTAGGCCAAATCCTACACACATTTCGTCTGCATCTGACTGGATTCTGCGCCGCGTTTTTAGGCAAGATTTAAAAAAAAGACGGGATTTGTGCTGTGTTGCCGCCAAAGCTATTGACGCCCAAAGTTGACAGTGTTAC